TAAGAATGCAGTTTTAGAGGTTGATGGTGCAGCTTACTGGTTATCTGAAAATGGTTTCTTTAAATATGCTGGTGCACTTGAAACGTTACCGTGTTTAGTAGAAGATTTTGTTTATGATGACATTAATTTAGATTCTGGTAATCAAATGATTTCAGCTGGACTTAATAACTTGTTTGGTGAGATTATGTGGTTCTATCCAAGTTCAACATCAGGTGTAGTGAATAAAATGGTTTGTTATAATTATCAAGATTCAACACCACAAAGACCAATTTGGACCATTGGAACATTAGCTAGAACAGTTTGGAAAGATTCAGCTATCTTTGGTAAACCCCATGCATTAGAATACGACGCTAATAGCGCAGAGGCATCTACATCTTCTACATATGTTCAAGGAAATACAGATGGAATATCAACATATTACCAACACGAAACAGGGACTGATCAAGTAAAAGGTGGAACAGTCACTGCGATTACAGCTAACATTTTATCTGGAGATTTTGATATTACTCAAACTCAAGGACAGGGTGTAACTTTTAGAGGAGACGGTGAATTTTTAATGAAGGTTAGAAGATTTATACCTGACTTTATATCTCAAACAGGTAATACACAAGTTACATTAAATTTAAAAAATTACTCTAATGATACAGCAGCTAGCTCATCATTAGGCCCCTTTACAGTCAGCTCATCAACGACTAAAGTAGACACAAGAGCTAGAGCAAGAGCTGTGGCTTTAAAAATAGAAAACACAAGCACTAGTCAAGATTGGAAAG